TGTTTTTGGATTGTCTTCTTCCTTACCAATACCTTCATCCCATGATTCACTCAGTGGATAAGCAGCTATGGTGTAATCATTACTAAGTCCACTTGTTCCAGCAGTTTCAAATAGTCTCAATACTAGTTTATAATCACTTGGTAAAACCGATGAGCTGATATAGCTTTCTATTTCATCAGTATCAAATTGTATCAACATACGAGTTGGATGTTTAAACTCTCTATTGTCAAAAACTTTTTTTAATTCTAGTACTTCATCTTGACCAACATTTTTATCTTGAAAAGTTGTTCCATCGATAAGATCAGAACCACTGTTTATTGTCGTATCTTTTACAGCAAAAAATGAACGATGCATTACAAGACCCTCCCATAGATATCATTATTTGGTTCTCTTAGCTCAAACACTGCGGGTGTCACCGATGGTCTGATTATATCATTTTCTAAAGCACCTTCAAATGGATATGAAAAACCATAGCCTGTTTCAGTCCCAACAGAATTACCTCCGGCATCAACACTAGATAAAATTCGTTCAGTTCCACTAAACTCGTTACCTAAGTTTCCTGTACTTTGAAAAATCTTTAGTGTGGGTAACCCGATAACACCATCTTTTCCTAATATTTCATATCTTAGTTCATTGAGATTAATAGCTTGACCAAACTGCATTTTATCAATTATGAAAAACTGTCTAATACAATCTATGATTTCTAGTTTTACTTCTGTTTTATTAAATCTTCTATCGGCGACTGCCTCAAAGAAAACACCAAAGTTTATCTTATAGCCAGAAAAAATTAGTGATGTATCATATGCAGAATTGCTTGGGTCTACGATGTTAAGATCAAAACCAAAGTCAAGAGCATCGTTTATCATTCTAAATTGTTCTAAATATAATCTTAAATTATTCAAAACTAACAATGGTGTTTGTGTAAGTTTTCTACGTTGGTCATAGGATAATGTATAAATTTTTAATCCGCTTATATCATTCAGTCTAACGACTTGAGCTTTTGCTATATTACCAAACTTTGCTGGTAAGTTTAATATCCTAGCTTGATAGTCCTCACGAGTCACACATCTTAGCTGAGAGGCAAAAAATGTTTTAGCATTTTCTTTTATCTCAGTAATAGTTTCACCATCAGTACCACCACTTGCTGGTTCACTATTGTTCACTGATATACCGCTAATAGCAGTAACCAAGTTTGTCAATTCGCCAGCTTGAACATTGGTATTAGCCCCACCACCAACTCTATAAGTTACTGTGATAATTGTATTAGCCGGTGTCTCACCGAGGTTCAGTGAATTATTTGTAGTAAGATTGTTTATTGCACTGTTGATCACAGTTGATGGAACACCCGAAACCGACATACCTTGTTGTTCTATTGTTGAGAATAATCCGGCACTTGATGAACCTGATATGTTGAATCTGTATAATCCATTACCAAATTGTAGTTTAGTATTGTTGGTTATCGGATCAACTTTTCTCACAAACTTTTTATTAGTCTTTATATATTCTAAAGTATATGGTATAGATACATCAACAGAAACTTGTTCTCCTAATCCAACACTACCTTGTTGATATGCAGTCTGTCTATCCGGATCATCCGAATAGTGAATCTCCTTGAGTATTCTATCTTGTGCTAGATAATCAACCTCGAAATATTTAGCATTTGAACTATCTTTTACATCAAGTATTTCAACAACATTAGTTTCACCTAAATTTAATTCTAAAAATTTGGTTGGAGATGTGATGGTGAAGGATTTTGTCTTTGTTTCACCGGATACAGCATTTACAAATCTAGTCAATCTGTATTGACTTGCAATGCCGGTATCATCACGACTGATTATTTCAGGTGAAGGTGTATCGGGTGAACCAGATATGGTAAAATCAACCTCTCCTAACGTTTCAAATACTAATGAAGAGTTTTCAGTCGATGAAACCTGTAATCCACTATCAATAGTTCTAGTTGATGCAGGTATAGAATTAAAATCAGGCATACCATTGACGGCAGATACATCGGTGGTAACAGTAAGTTTAACAACAGATGGGGTTATAGGAGTTGTCTTATATCCTAAAAATTCTGCTAACCTTATCACATTTTTTCGTTCAGTAGCAGTGGTGAGTAAACTTTCCTTATAGTTGTAATCAATGTAATAACTTAACACATCACCCACATAACTAGCTAATTCTATCAACATCATTCCAGGTGATGTCTCATTAAAATCTCTATATGTATCAGGAAAATATGCTTTCGTATATTGAATTAAGTCGGCCTTTAGACTTGAAAAATCTTTACTCGTGTAATTAATATTTGTCGGTGATACCTTTTGATCTGTATATGCCATGTTTTTATCCCAATATCACACCAACAGATTGTAAATCATTTGGTGCATTTGCTATATTGAATTTTATATCAATTTTAATTTTGTTTTTATCTTGCTCAGTTATATCTATTTTAATATCATTCAACTGAACAAAAGGTAACCATCGTGAGAATGTTGATACAATATCATTCTCGATTTCAATCACTGTATTTTCTGTAATCTGTTCAAATAAAAATCTTCTAATATTCATACCAAGTAATGGTTGAAATAATCGCTCCCCTTGTTGAGTTAGTAATAACATCTTGATATCTTCCTTTACGGCATCAATTGTTGTTTTAGTAGACGCAAAGAATCCATCACCAGATCCAGGTTTTCTACCCAATGGCATCTGTAACCCAACACTTACCCTAGTGTCTTGGTCTTCAATAAATCGATTTACTCTTGTATCTCTTATAGCCATTAGAAAAATATCCTTAAAAATTTAACTAAAGTTCTTTTTACTTGTCTACCCACTTCGGGTATTCCAACCTTGTTTGAGGTGTCACTTATCTGAACTCTAAATTTTATTCTATTAGAATTTTGGGTAGACGCTGCTAATGTACCAGGTAATAAAGGTCCTCCACCAGGTGCTGTACCACCAGTTACAACGGATGGTAAGGTTTGTATTCTACCAGGTTCAATGATACCAAATGCCTCCATATCAGTTATGTTCAATTCTTGTCTTTGTAAAAATGCCTGAATAGCAATTGCTTGTTCATTTGTAAACTCACTAATCTTTTGTTTACTAATATTATCCATAGCATCATACTCAGATTGTCCTATCCTATCGATAGCAATCTGTTTAAGATCTTGTCGTAAGTCACCTGAACTATCTTTTGGTTGTCTAAGCGCCATTTTTAAACTTTGCCTTTTCTTCTACAGCTTTCATAACACCTGAATAATCCTTATTGAAAGCGTTTGCTAAATGATCGGGTAATTGTTCAGTTTGATCCATCACAGAAGTATTTTCAGCTTCTTTATTGATATTTTGCCATTCACCCGAGTCAGCAGTTTCTTTTAATAAATTGTTTAATATAGAGTCTTTTGTCATCGGAACTCTTTGTTTTGATTCAGTCACCGGTTTTTGAACCACCTTAGTGCTCTGTGCCACAGAGGGTGTTTCGTTTAGCATATCATCATTTATCTTACTAACCAGTACTTCTTTTAATTCTTTACGAAGTCCCGCAATAGAATATTCTATTTCTTCTCTTATCACTTCTCTTATTACTTTCTTAAATAAAGATAACTTCATTATCACTCCTATGTTGGTGCTTGATTTTCAAGTGGTGCCGGAGGACCTTGAACCTCTACTTCCACTCTATTTGGTTCTACAAAATGTCTATTTGATAAAAATGATGCTTGACCGGTAATGTTGTCTGATACAGCATTGCCATTTTCATCTAAATTCCTTTCGAATTCAGGTACTGGATTCTGCCCAGGCTGAATAGTTCCTAGATTAAATTCTTGCATTATGTTATCCACTTCTTGACTCAAAGTACCGGCAACATGTATGTTTGGAAACAACGTTAGTTTCTGCGGAACATTCATATCACCGAGTGCCTGAGCATCCCCTAATAATCTTAATATCCTTACTAATAAATTCTGAAGCTTATTACCCAATACCATGGGTTCATCTCTCTTTTTCGCTTCTTCTCCTATATAAATATTCTGAGATTGAAATACTGAGAAACCTTTATTGTTTAATGTAAAGTTCTTATTACTTCCTAGATTAATATTACGATTTGCTGATATCGTCACATCTTCAACAGTTGAATTAAATATCAACCTATCAGATGATATTATTATCTGATCAAATTCATTATTAGGGTTTATAGATTCATCAGGTATATAATCTTTTATAAATCCATAATTGTAATTAAATCTACTTTCGGGTATCTCCTCGTTAACAATATCATTTCCTCTATTGATATTAAAACCATCCGAGTCTGCAGATAATCTGTATCCAGGCACATCTATTAATTCATTATTTCTTTTTTCCTTATGTATTTCAGAAGGAAAGTTGTTGTCAATAGTGCCGATTGATGTCATAGCAAATATAGAGCCACCACCGCCTAGGGTTTCTGATTCTGATTTATTATTATTTGATATTATTAAAGTTGGATTTAGATTACGTGCACCTATTCTGATAGCATTACCATACCTTCCCTCTAAAACTAAATCTGAAAACGTTGATTCGCTATATAGTATCGAGTTGTAATCTATTCGATCAGATATTGCAGGAAAATCCATTTTATTATTAGCTATCTTAGCTAGTTTAGGAACAGAAAAATTAGGTATCAATTTGTTTGTACCGTCGGCATTATCTTTTGACAAATCTTCATTTTGATTTAATCCACCACGTCTAGGATTATACGCAGGATCAATTGTCTTAGACGGATTGTTTTGTGTATTAAGTGGTCCTAAATAATAAATACGTTTTGTTATTACGGCATATAAAATTAAATCACCATGCTGTATGGAATCATTATAACCACGAAATAAAGGTATTGCAGACAAACTTTTACTCGAAGGGTTCTCATCATTTATGGGATTGAATAATATCCTACCAGTTTGTGCTGGGGTGCTTTCCAACGGTTTAGTATCAGAGTTAGATGTAAATACAGATTTAACTCTTCCAAGTTGAAAACTAAAAGACATTTACGAGTCTCCGTATTTTTTTCTAAGTTCTTCTATACCTATCTCATCTGATTTTTTTTGTAAATCCGTGGATACATCTTCAAGAGCATTCATTAATTCTTCTTTTTCTTCATCGGATAATAATGTAACATCTGATTCTGCTGTCATAGTTTTAGCCATAAGTCTTTGATATAAAGTTGCTAATTTAACTAGATTATCATCATTCTTGATTCCTACATCCATCAATTCTTTTATTATAGGACCTACAACCGCAATATCTTCTATGCCTTGTATGTATCCATGCACTTCTTGAATTAAAAGATCAATCTGTGTCTTTTTTAGTTTAGAATTCTCGTATATCTCCTTCGATAAATCAGAGAAGTTCTTATCACCAAATATTTTAAAGTCATTATCCATATAAGTATCCTAATTATAAATATAGGATACAAGGAATATTATATAGAACCAGTTATTGCAAGGTTGTCAATATGACCCTTTGACAGTATTTCTTCTTGAATACGTGGATATATTTTACGAAATACATTGGATATTTGAGTTATTTTTGATGTCTGCACATCTGTCATTTCACGAATCATTATGTACAGAGCCTTTTTATTGAAGTTATCTATCTGATCTTTATTCTTACACAAGTATAAAATAGATTCAGCAACATGTCGATCTTTATCTTTTGGAAATAATACTTCTAATCTTTCATAAAGATATTCAACAGTTTTTTCAAATATTTCTTTTGATATAGATGGATTGATGCTATTATCTATGGTGCCTTGTCCATTTAATACAGATATATCATCATGAGATTTCATTTTTTTATAATTAGCATTGTTATTCAATATCAGATAGTTTTTAGCAACAATAGAGAAATAACTAAATGCTTTCGAACCACGAGTCTCATCAAACTTGTGCATGTTTATTACAAGGTTGGATACCACTTCTTCTTGTAAATCTCTAAAACCATAATCAAAGTAACTAAACTTAAATGTATTGATTATGTTTTCAGCAAGTTTTAGAAATGCTGGATGGATTTCATCTGTGTATATTTTATGTCTAAATGTATAATCATCTGATCTGTTATATGCTACTATGGCATCATGTACAGGTGTTCCGAAATATATTTTACTCTTCTTCTTTCTCTTCTTTTTTAGTGGGGGCATCATCAACCTCTTCAAATAAATTATCAAGTATTTTGCCGACTTCTTTTAGTTCTTGAAAAAAGAAACCCACTTCATCATCGGCCTCAAAAGTTCCCTTTTCATCTATTAGTTTTAGTTGAGCATTTACATATTCTATTTTATCGTTTATTTGTAATATTATTTCTTCATATGTGGTGATACGTTTTAAACTATAGTATATCAGCATAATTAGAAAGATTAAGATTATGCCTAAAATGGCACAAAGGATTTCGAATACCATTAGATTATGATTCTCCGACTACAGAATGTATCATTGATTTGAACTGATCGTCATCTAGAAATTCCATCTTATCATCTTGAATTAAATTAGTAATGCTTCTTACATGTTCTAATTCTTCTTCTGAGACATTAAACTCGATGTCTTGCTCATCACCCATACTATAGTATAATTCGTCAAGTGCTTTATTTACATCTCTGATATGATTGTGCATTCTATCAAGCTTCTTCTTCATGACATCACGTTCTTTTTCCATCTTATCGAGACGATCCATAAATCTAGTTAGTAGCTCTTGTAGCTCTTCATTTGATACTTCCATACTCATAAATATCATCGACCTAGTAAATATCCATTCCAAGATCTTCCAGGTCATTAATACTTTCCCTACCATCGTAGTCATAGTAATCACCAGCTGCTGTGATATTCTCTTCTAGTGTTGCCTCATCTACATAGTCGAGGTTTACACTCGGTTTGATATCTTCATCAGGTGAAGACTTCTTGTCCATCTTCTTCATCATCTTCTCATCATCTTCATTTAACATGAACTGTGATAAGTCGATCTTTTTTATGTTTATTGCCATTATATTCTCCTATTAGTGTTAATGTAATTTACAAAATTATTGTTGATTTGTCAAGTAAAATCTTTCTTACCTTACGAGGCATGACCTCGAATGAGGAGAGAGATTCGGATATTTTATTATGAGAGTTAAAAGAAATTTTGCCGTTGATGAGTAAGTTACGAGAGTAAGAGAGTGCTAAGTCGTAGCCCGATTTCCTATATATACGAAGTATGTCTTTAAAATGTTCCATTACATTATTGTACTTTCTAACTCACCCCACATGAGAAGTGAATTCATTATAACATCATCTTCTTCTGAATATGCTTCATCCTCTGGTAGTCTCCATAGCACCTTACCTGAATCATTATCATATATCTCTTGGATGGATATTTCATTGTCCGCATACTCCCATACAACAGTTAGCTCTTCATGATCATGACCTTCATCTAGCAACCCCACCTCTACAAGCAGGTTGTGTAAGGTGATGTCTTCGACACCACCATTTACATCCCAACCAATAAGGTCTTTAGTTCCATATCTTGTTTCATTTAATCCAAACATATTATCTGC